CAACCCAGCACTGGCTTCTATTGGTGGGCAAGAATTCCCCGCCTATGATTTGACTATTCGTATGCAATCGCAGAACCTATGATGCACACACAAGCGCGTAAAATCTGCAATAATCTAAACAACAGCGGTGGCCCGACACACCTACATGACCAGGAGTAATTATGGCCACCAGCACTACCACATACCTAACTAACCCAACAGTAACGATTCTTCCCCTTACTGGTGGCACCCTATTTGATGCCACAACGGTCACGTCGTCAGCGGCAATCACGGTGGGCTTTGATGCTCTTGAGAGCACTAGCTTTGGAGATTCTGGGCACCTGTACGTCAAGGGCCTTCAAATGTGCGAGGTCACATTGACGTGCTACGCCTCTTACGGTTCAACATCTGTTGAAGCAGCACTGACAGCTGCACTCGGTACCGGCACTTCTGTCATCACCATCTCGCCTGCAGGCGCTTCCGAATCAGCAACCAACCCTGAGTACACAGTCACTAACGCATTCCTCGCATCTTTTCAGCCAATCAACGGTTCATACGGTGAACTTTCAATGATTGAAGTCACCTTCACAGGTGGCACATTCGCTCGAGACATCACCCCGCCAGCGTAAAACCTAAAACAGAAAGCAGCCGACAATGCAATTAACACTGCAAATAGACCTGGGCAACGGCCCAGTCATAGTTAAAACCAACCTCATGGTCATCGTGAATTGGGAACGCAAATACAAACGCAAAGCCAGTGAAATATCTAGCAGCGGTATCGGCATTGAGGACTTAGCCTTCATGGCTCACGAAGCCGCCAAGGTTTCAGGCATTTCGCCTTTGCCGTTAATGCTTGACGATTTCATTAAGCAGTTAGTCTCGTTAGAGGTTGTGGACAGTGAAAGCCCAAACCCTACCGAGGCGGCACCTTCCGATATTCTCTAGCATCACTGCTGGTAGAAACAGGATTTTGGCCGCCTGACATAGCATTTGACATTCCCGACTTGGCTACTTGCATTAGTATCATCAACGAGTCGAGGAAAAAACAAAAATGAGCGCCACAGTTAGCACAGAGATTTACGGACTCAAGGCAGCCCTCGCCGAACTTGGCAAGCTTGACAGCAAAACCAAATTCAAAGCCACAAATAAAATCAAGGCCGCTGGTGGTCAGATGGTTACAGAGGTTGCTTCTAAATACCCAGACGACAAACCGCCATTGTCTGGCATGGCCCCATCTAAAAAGGGTGGCACACGTTTAGGTTATGACGCCAAGAAAGTGCGCAAAGGCGTCACTATCCAAATAGGCGGACGCGCCAAGAATGGCAATATCCCCTTGGTGACGTTGATACAGAAAAACGCCGGCGGTGCTTTCTTTGATTTGGCTGGCTTGCGTAACAGCGGGTCACAATTTGTGCAGGACTTAGACAGCCGATTTGGCAAAGCTCAGCGCGGTATGTGGCGGGCACGTTCCTACATTTACGGCCAAGCAACACAGGACATTCTCGATGCTATTCAAGAAGTTATGAAGTCTGTAAACAGAAACTTGGTTAAGTAATGGCTGTATTTATCCCCATCATTTCCGAGTTTGATTCCAAAGGAATCGACAAGGCCAAAAAGGAATTCGCCAGTCTCGAGGGTGCTGGCGCTAAAGCCCAGTTTGCTATCAAAAAAGCAGCCGTACCTGCAGCTGCTGCTATTGCTGGTTTAGGTGCTGCACTGTTTAGCGCTACTCAGGATGCCATTGCTGATGATGCTGCACAGGCAAAACTTGCCCTGACAATGCGTAACACCACTGGCGCTACTGATGAGCAAATCAAGGCCACTGAGGATTGGATTAGCCAGCAAGGTAAAGCACTCGGCATAACTGATGACGAGTTGAGGCCAGCCCTTGGTCGTTTGATGTCTCAGACCCATGACGTCACAAAAGCCCAGGAACTTATGTCTATTGCTATGGACGTGGCTCAGGGAACTGGGAAAAGTTTAAGTACAGTCACCGAGGCCATGGCCAAGGCTGCAGCGGGCTCAACAATTGCCCTGGGTAAATTGTCGCCTGAATTGAAGCAAATGGAAAAAGACGGTGCATCAGCCGATGAAATGATGGCCGCACTTGCTGGCACATTCCAAGACCAGGCAAGCATTGCTGCCGGTACTGCACAGGGACAGTTTCAGCGTTTAGGTGTTGCCCTGGCTGAGACTAAGGAAAGTATCGGCGCTGCACTGTTGCCAGCCATTGAAGCTGTACTTCCGTACCTAACTAAAATGGGTGACTGGGCAGCGGAACACCCAGAGATTCTTTTAGGCATCGGCATTGCTATTGCCACTATTGCTGCAGCCATTGTTGCTGTAAACGTGGCTATGGCGTTAAACCCGTTCAGCCTCATTGCTATTGCTGTAGTTGGTCTTGGCGCGTTACTGGTCACGGCATACAAGAAATTTGAACCATTCAAAACTGTTGTCGATGCTGTGTTTGGTGGCATCAAGTTTTGGATTAACAATGTAACCATTCCTGCATTTGAGGCCATGTACACAGTCGCCAAAACAATCTTTAATGGCATAGCCAAAATCTGGAATAACACATTCGGCAAATTGTCTTTTAATATCCCAAACTGGGTGCCTGGTATCGGTGGTAAAGGATTTGACGTACCTAACATCCCTATGCTGGCAGAAGGTGGCATTGTCACTGGCCCTACGCTGGCAATGATTGGTGAAGGCAACGGCCCTGAGGCTGTCATCCCGTTAAGCCGCATGGGCGAATTTGGCATGGGCGGCGGTATGAACATCACAGTGAACGCTGGACTTGTTAGCACTCCCGACCAAATTGGAATGGAAATAATCGCCGCTATTCAAAAGGCCCAGCGCCGCAGCGGAACGGTTTTTGCGCCCGCATGAGTGTTCCAACAATGCAAGTGCTGGTGGGCTTTCAATCCACCACTGGCTTTGGTACGCCGTTTATGCTTGACGATGCTTTTTATGGTGTCCTTGACACTGCAGGCCGCGGCACGTTAGGTGGCGTCACCTTTGTAGATTTGACCAGCCTTGTTCAATCTGTGAACATTAACCGTGGACGCTCACGCCAGTTAGACCAATTCAATGCCGGCACAGCCAGTATTGCTTTTTACAACGAAAGCCAAATACTGAATCCAAGCAACACTTCTAGTCCTTACTATCCGTTTGTGTTGCCTCGATGCCCAGTTCAAATACTTGCGAACGGCACACCGATTTACACTGGGCTTATTACTGACTGGAATCTTGACTACGACATTGCCAATCAGGACATGATGTACGCGTCATGCTCTGACCAGTTCACAGTGCTCGCTAACCAGCAACTCAACGCTGTGACCCCATCAGCACAAGCCACTGGTGCGCGCATTAACACTGTGCTTGATTTGCCAGAGATTAACTACCAAGGCGCTCGAGCCATTGACACTGGCAGTTCCACCCTTGGCGCTTTTGCTATCAGCCAAGACACTAACTGTCTTAACTATTTGCAGCTTGTAAACACCAGCGAGCAGGGCTATCTGTTTATGAGCGCTAATGGCACCCTTACTTTTAAGGGTAGGTCTAGTGTCCTAAACCCTGTTGCTGGCGCTACTTTTAACACTGACGGCACAGGCATTAGGTACCAGTCGCTCATTAACCAATTTGGTGACGAGCTGCTTTACAACTACATAGTGACCCAATCGCCAGCAGGGGCAAAACAAGAAACCAGCGACTCGGCCAGCATTGCGCTCTATCAGGCTCAACAGTATTCACTCACAGACTTGCTCAACAGCACCACTACAGAGGTTGCTGGCCTTGGTAACTATCTGTTAGGTAAGTACAAAAACCCAGTGCTCAGGTTTACTGGGCTATCTACCGAGATGTCAGCTCTATCAACCACTGACCAAAACATTGTGCTGAGCCTTGACATGACCAGCATTTGCACAGTGGTTAAAAACTTTGTGGTAGGCACCCCAGCCACTGAGACACAAACCCTGATTGTGTCTGGAATTAGCCATAACATCACACCTGGCAGCCATATCGTCTCATTTGTTTACGAGTCCACAGACGGCAATCAGTATTTCACGCTCGGGGACGCCATATTCGGTACTCTTTCAACTACTAATCTTTTAAGTTTCTAAAGGAGACACAACATGACAGCATTCCAAACCTTCACAGCGGGCCAGATTCTGACCGCTTCACAGGTCTCGACGCTTCAGGCAAACAGCACCCAAGTTGCTATTTTCCAAGACCAAAAGGCCAACGGAACTGGTGGCGGACAAGCAGCCGGCACAAGCGCGTTCCAAAAACGCACATTGAACGCAACCGTTGTAAATAACATTGCAGCTTGTTCTATTGCTTCTAGCGTTATCACTTTGACCGCTGGCACATATTTTGTTAATGCTGTTGCGCAGTTTTACAAGACAGACTCAACGCAGTTGAGATTGCGAAACACAACAGCGGGTAGCAACTTGGCAGTTGGACATTCTTTGCTTGTGGCTTCAACGGCGAACATCATGAACCCTGCCACTTTGGCTGGTTATTTTACTTTGACAGGTTCTACAAACATTGAACTTCAATATTGGGTTACAAACTCAATTAACACAAATGACTTGGGCGTAGCAGCATCAACAAGCAGCGGCGAAGTGTACGCAACGCTTACAATTCAACAGGTGGCGTAAATGCGAAAAAGCCTAATTCTATTGGTTTTTTTAGGGTCGCTCACCGCTTGCGCAGACCGTGAACGCCTCAACTGCCCACCAACCAAAAACAAAGCCCTACGCGGAGTAACCGAAACAATCACCCCAACAACACCAGCCC